GACCAGTAATCTGAAGAAGAACCACTATTTCTAATATATCCTGAATCAACTGCAATATCTTGAACTACTCCATCTATTCTTAACTTTGGTAGTGGTTGTATTCTTTGGTCCGAATTATTAAAAATTCTTAAAGCACCTCCAAATTGATATGTACTATTGTCAGATACAACTATTCTACTATTATTAGTTGAGTTGCTATGAGTGAATCCTGTATCTTTCTCGCTTTCAACATCCCAAGGCACGATTAATGGACTTGCTTCTGTAAATGTGCTACTGTTATCCGTGCTTGTTAAAGCTATAATTGGTAAAGGTTCTGAGGTTCCACTTGCTGCTACTTCTTCCCATCCTAAATCCTTTCTTGCGTACTGTTTACCATCGTTAGGGGCTTCTGGAAATGATACCTTTGCTGTATTTGCAGTTATTGCAGATAAATCAGCACTTGTAGCAAACTTATTCGTACCTTCTGGAATATCATCGGTATTTTCAAAGCTTGATTGTTTAAAAGTACCATTAACATAAATAACGGCTTGATTTAAAGTAGTGTTAACAATTAAGCTACGCTCATCAGGAGATGTAATAGCGTTTATTTCTGTTTGCGTTAGCCCTTGTATGATGTCTTGTATTTCCATTATATTAATATTCTAAATAAACCGTCTGCAACATTTCCATTTCTTGATACTTCTACTGTATTAACTCCTGTTCTTTCTACTCTCCATCCAACAGTTCTACCATCTGAAAGCCTAAATACTTCGGGTTTTAAATCTAAAGTATTTAAGTTATGAGTAACTGTAAATGTTGTTCTACCTCCTGCAAAAACTCTAGTAACTGAACTTTCAGCACTATCTAAATCTATATTAAACGAAGGTGGTAAACTTGATGCTGTAATATACCCTGCATCATTTGTAAGTTCGCTAACATTATCTCCACTTTGTAAAGCACTAGCAATTAAACCCCTTTCTGTAGTTGTTAAAAATAAATTAACTGCACCCTCTGTAATGTTATCAGAATTATCAGAAGTTTTATCGAAAGCATTTGTTACTTGAGATGCATTATAATCTCCTGATACAGGAACTACGGATCCCGTTCTTCCGTTAAAAGATGTTACAATAGATCCAGGAACGCTAGTTATCTCTTCCCATAATCCAGTATCTTCATCTACTAATAGGAATCCAGTATCAGTAACCGTATTAATCCATAAAGAGCCGTTACTAAAACCCTTAGATTTATCATCACTAGTTGTGGGGTCAGTAGTAGCGTAAAAAGCTCCCTTAGGTATGCCTAAATTCCATAAAAAACTACTCATTTGAAAAAGTTTCTATCGAGGAAATCCCCAATTATATTATTAATTTCTCTTGCCTCGTTGCTCGTTAAAGCAAATATATTTTTATTATACTTTTCACCCTCTAATTCATTTACTAATTGAGTATTAGTTTTGCCATCTGCTCTACTTACGTTAGCAAATCCTAATACATAATCTTTTTTACCTTTAGGCTTTACCAAGTAACTATTTTTTAGTTTTCCTGTATCTGTTAAATTAACATCATTACCAGTAAACCTACCTTTAGACTTCTTTATACTTACTGTAACGGGGCTATAAGTTCCTATTTTTGATCCATCAGAAGCAATACCATCATCAAATATTCTAACAAGGGTTAAAGTATGTAAATCAGATGCAACCGCCCTTCCTATTTGACTAGAAATAGTGTTTAATCCGTTTAGTATGTCTTTACTTACGCTTTCTAAGGTTGCCACGTCCTTTTAATTTAATAGTTGTTTTCTTTGCAGTCATTTTTTTACTAGCAGTTGACCGTTTTCTGCTACAAGCTCTACACCCCATAATTATGGTCTTAAATATTTATAGTTTCTTTCTTTTCTACACGTAAAACAAACATTATCATTATTAACTTCAAGGTTATCCATTACAGAATCCATTATCTCATCATACTTATCTATATAATCTTCGTGAATCTGTTTCTTTTGTAAATCACTCATATCTAAAGTGTACTTATTTAATCTGTTGCTTAATCTTCTTTCAAGCATTATATTAGCTCCTAGTTTCCACCATAAAGCATATTTAAACACTTCTTTAGAAGTACATATAAATTCACTTATATCACATTTAAGATTATAATTAGCTACTATTCCATAGCTATTACCATCATAAGTAAGATTATCTTTTATAACACTTGACAAAGTGCTTATTTTAGCTCCTCTTGTTATTGCTATCGGACTATCATCTACTGAAGTAGTATTTATTGAATCTCCAACATCGTTAGAGTTATAACATATAAATATCTTAGTATCTTGACCATAGGTAATATAGCTTTTCCCTACCTCTATAGTGTTTATTCCTTCTAATCCTTCAAAAGCTATTGTATCTAACAACTTACCGTTCATTAGATTGTAAATATAAATATTGTCATTTACCGCAGTGGGTAAATACAGTTGAACGCTATTAACAATAATAGATAGAAACCTTGAGTTTCTTGCATCTACCTCTATAGTCGTCCCTTTTAATTCGTTTGTTGAAGTTGATGTTACATAAGGATCTGCATAATAACCAGTATTTGAATTATCAGCTAATAAAGTAGTCTTAAAATACTTCTGAGCCTTAATTAATACATCACTTTCTAATTCATTCAATGCTCTTGAATAGACTTCGTTAAATACTCCTATATAATTCTCTTGCTCCTCTTGAGCAATATTAGCTAACATTTTTAAGCTAATTCCTGGAAGAGTATTAACAAATAATCCACTTTCTGAAGCTACAGAAGTACATCCTTTATCTAATCCTATATAATTGTCTAAACAATCTGATAATGCCATTGTAATGAGGTTTTAATAAGAGGGAGAAATGAATCTCCCTCTATATAATTTACTACTATGTAGTAGCTGCCGTATAACGTAATGTACCGTTAGTACCGAATAATGGATCATCAGCTTGAAATGCTTCTCCAGGTTGGAAAAATATATCATAGTTGATATTCATAATTACTACCCAGTCATCAGAACAATCATCTTGTAAAACTTTAATATCATAAGTGATACCAGTTTTAGAATCTGTTATTGTTCCTCTAGCTACTGAAGTTCCGCTAGATGTAGCGTTCTCTCCTGTGTAGTCATTAAAAGTTACGAATTGAACTGATTGAGGCTCTAATACGATAAATTGATTTGCACCAATTATACCATCAACCATTGTATCAGCAAATGGAGCATAACCTAAAGAGTTAGATAAATCTAACATATTTATTCCACCATCATTACAACACGCTTGCTCTAGTGTTTTCCAATATTTGTAGATGTTTCCTCCACCTACCCAGATAGGAGTTCCAACCATCTCATTCTCCATATCATACTCAAATAATAGAGTTTGTAAAGCTGCTGCATTAGGCGCTCCTGTTGCTGCTGGAAATACATCTACTGAAGTAGTTGCTGAAGAACCACTAGCAATATTAATACCGAAGTTAGTTAACTGCTCAGTTAATAAAGCTCCATTAATACGTCTAGCTAAAGCATCATAAGCAAGTTCAATACTTTCGTTAATAAACTCACTTCTACCTTCACATACTGCATTAAATTCAGTTTGATTTAAAGCAAACTTATACTCAGCATATTTAGATACTTCAAATAATTCAGAGTTAAAATCAGGGAAATCCGTACTAGTACAAGTTCCTGATAATGATTCTTCAACTTGGTCAACGATTACACGTTGTCTCCATCTGATTTCTACAATTCTTTTTTTAGTACCTTGTTGCGTTGGTATCTGTCTTTGACCTGACATATTTAAAGGAGATGCTATTGCTTCTAAGTAGCCTAATTTAGACCTCTTCTTAGCAGCAGAAAACATTCCACCCTTAATTTCGTTCAAGTTTATGAGTTCATTAAGACATTTTCCTGCCGTAAAGACTCCATCACTATTATATCCCATTTTTTCTAGGTTTTAATATTTATAATTTATCCTAGAACTTTAGGCTTCTAAAACCTCTTTATTTTTTACCGTAATCAGCATGTCCTACTATATATCTACCATCTCCATCTCCTCCTGTTGCTGTATCAACTACAACTTGTTTTACTGGAGTTGGATTAGCTGGATTAGGTTGGTCATTCTTTTTAATATACGGTGTTGAGAACTCTGTTATAATATCAGATAAAGAAACATTTTTACCGTCCTTTATTTTTTCTGATTCAGGGTTTTCTCTGTCAAATACTTTAAAAGAGCCATCATCTTGCATTTTAACTAGATAATCACTATCCTCTATTCTTCTATTTATTAAATACTTAACATCTTTAGGGTCTAATGTGCTATCAAATGATTTACCACTTAACAACTCGTTAACTCTTGATTGAGTAAATTTAGCTTTCCAATTAGAATTATTATCTGCAATAGCTTGAGCTGTATTAGATTCAAAATTCTCTTTTTCTTTCAATAATCCCTCAATTTGTAAAGCAGTCTCTTCTTTGTACTTTTTATGAGCTTTATTTGCCTCATCATTATCAACTGGCTTTACAGGGATTTTAAGTTCTTTGACCTTGTCAAAAACTAAATCGACCAATTTTAAAGAGTCTGGCTCTTGCTTTTTAAGTTCATTAAAGACTTCTTCACTTCCTCCCATAGCGATAAAACCATTCTTAATCTTTAGATCACTAGAAGATAAATATTTACCCTTAAAGTGTCCCATTAATTCAGGATTGTTTTTAGCCGCAACAAATGTTAAATACTTGTTATGAAATTCAGTATTAAAGTTTTCAGGTAATTCCACGTTTGGAATGTCCTCAATGTTAAATTCTCCAAGTTCAATATTTTCTGAGATTTCCTGGAACATCTCACGTAAGTTTTTATTAGCCATAATAAAAATTGTTTCCTAGAATCTGCCAGGACAGTTTAGGCTTAATTGCCTCATATAAAAATAGCCGAACAAATTAATGTCCAGCATCTTTTAATTTTTTAACCATTTTTTCTTCGCTCTTTGTGTTGGGGTGATATTTTATACCATTCTCATCAGCGTATTCTTTCAACTCTTCCAAAGACATTAATTCAAAATCAGTAGATCCTTCTACGTTTACATCTTCTGTTTCTGTTGTTAACTCTTCTATAACAATTTCATCCTCAACAGTATCCTCTACTATCTCAGTTTTAATACTATCAATCTTGTCTTTTGGAATCCAATTTTGCATTTTACCTAAAGCCTTTTGCTTCTCGTAAATATGCACGTATATATCACTCTCGAATAATTTACCTTCCGTACTTCTACTAGTATCAACTAGTTTAATTGTTGGTCTCATTTTTTTTAATGTTTCCTAGATCATCTAGGTCTGTTTAGGATTAATTTCCTCGTTTATTATTACAAATATACAACTTTTATTTTAAAAACTGTTTTTCTCTTTCTGTAGGTTTCCAGTTTCCATTAGATACATTCCTTTGTAAGTCTTTTTTAGGTACAAATCTAGCTGAAATAGGGCTAAAGAAGTGACGACAATTATAGCCTCCTCTATTGATAAATATATTACTAGCATTAGTTCCTTTTATTCTACCGTTTAACATATTACCCGTTAAAGCTGATCCTGTTAATGGGTCTATTCCCACACCCAACTCCTCTACTTCTTTTTTATGAAAATAATCTCTAACAAACTTATCACAAAAAGGTCTAGTCCCTGCTATTATAGTTCCCGTATATTGATAAAACTCTATTCCTAAGTCTTGTGTTATAGTTTGGTTATAAGTAGCATTAAATTGTGTTAAACTATCATTAGATACTTGTGTTACATATCTTTGTAAAGCTCCAACGCCTTCTTTTTCTCCAGTAATAAATACTTTTAATTCATCTAGGACATCATCTATATTACTTCCATTAGCTATATTAGAATTAAGTTGACTTAAAATCTGATCTATAAAGTTAACATCTACTCCACTCTCTAATAAGTTTAATGTAGCTCCTTGTTTAGAAAACTCTAAAATTTCATCATATATGGATTTAGCTTCAAACTTTGGCATTATAATTCTCTAATATATTCATCTGATAGAGTCTTAACCGTGTTAAATGATGCTATATACTTGCCTACTTTAGCTTGATAAGCATCACTTAATAAGATGTTTCTTATAGTTAATTTAGACCTTTGCATAGCCTTTAGATTCTTTACAGTCTTTTTAATATTACCGTCTTTATCTAAGTCTAATTCTTTGATTAAGAATCTGCTTAATGATTTAAAGATGTCTTTCTCTATATCTTCTACTCTAAAACTATCAACTTCATCATCCATTACGGACAATCTATCATTCAGTAGGTTTCGTGTTTTCTTCGGTAGTGCCATTTGATAAATCTATTGGTAAAACTAATTGTTTTTTCGCTAGTTCAACAAGTTTCTTCATCTTAGATTCCCTACTCTCTTCTAAAAATCCTTCATTCTTTTCCATAGCATCTAATATAAATCCTCTAATGTTTGAACTTATTATAAATTGCTCTCTTGTTGCTCCTCCAGTTAGTACTATATTAGCCTTTTCTTCTTCTGTTTTACCAGATAATGGATCAAGTTCTATAATGTTTTTCATAAACATTTGTTTAGCCATATCATTAGGGAACTTTTTAGCTATTAAATCTAGTTCAAATTGAGTAGTATTTATTCCTGCCTCATTTAATGTCTTAATTTCATCTACTAGTAAAGACTCATTTAGAGCATTAAATGTAGTAGGCTTATTAATAATAGGAAGTACAACATCATTTATTACTGAAAACCTCCACATAGCAATATATTTAAAGGCATTTTTAAGTATGTTATCAAACATATTATCAGCTACCTTATTTAAGAATGAACTTAGTTCTGTTCTATCTATATCTTTAGCCTTTCCTGATTGATTCTCTCCAACCTTATCTATAATATCCATATTAATAGAAGAAAATCCTTTAGATATAAGTAAATCTATCTTTTTCTCTTGTAATTCTACTATGTCAATAGGTTTCTCAATATATGCAACTCCAGGAAACTCCATTCCACCATTAGCACCCTCAAAAGCATCCTTTCTAACGGTTGTAACTCCCATTGGACTTCTACCATTTACAAAACCACTACCAGCACATCTCTTACAAGTAACAAATATTTCTTCTCCATTGCTTAGTCTAGTGTTTTTTTCTCTCATCTCTCCATAAACACCATCTATGTTTTGACATCCTGCATCACACTCAACTTCTACCTCAACTCTTTCTAAATAATTATGATTTACATATTGAGCATCTAAATCACTCTCCATTCTTACTGCCTTATTCCAAAAAGGTAAAATACCACTTACATAGGAGTCAAAAGCAAAAGGAACTGTTTCCTCTCTATAATCTCCACCTAAGAAATAAGCTGGAGGCTCTCCAAAATTATGAGTAAATTCTACTTCAATACTAACAACTCCAGGATTAGATGGGTTTGTTTGCATTATTCTTAATATCTCTGTATCTGTAACAACCTCCCATATTTTTAAAGGAACATCTTTTACTACATTCTTTTCATCTAATAAAATTGTATAATAATTGTGTCCATAATCTAGTAATTGGTCACTCCTATATATAAATGTAAAAGGCTTTAAATATGATGTTTCATTATCAGGTATAATTAAAGGCTTAACAACTACTAAGCTATTAGCATCTATTAAATCTGATTTAAGAGCTACATTAAAAGCCCAAGATGTAAGACTACCGAATTGAGGATAGTCTTTTGTAGTATATTGTTTTAATGTCTCTGTTTCAGGTACGTTTTTTTGATCTTCAAAACTTATTGAGTAATTAGATGATTGTTGTATTTTAGATAATACATTTATAATCCTTTTACCTTCACTTTCTGTAGTTGGCTCATATATCTCTTGTCTATATTGATATATTGCTTGAGGCTCATTAGGTCTATAGGTGTTTAGTAAGTCTAAGGGCATATCCCCCTTTAGGTGGACTCCCATTTGCCTTGCTTGGTCTACGTTGTCTTCGTAATTAGGATGAAATATAGAGTCGTTTACTAGTCCTTTAATATAGCTACTTAAAACTACATCATCATTAAAATTTAGCTTATTTACTGTAGGCATAATCTGAGTTTATTTTTCTCAAATTTTAAGCATTTGACAACTTCACAATATACAAATATACTAATTTAATTGTTATAAACACTAGAAGTATAATTTTCTGACCAAGTATTCTCATCAGCTTCTAAAAATATAACATCTCCTTGATAAGTTATGGTAGCATTTATCACTCCATTACCAGTATTTGTAAATGTAGAATTATTATGCAAAATAACCTCATAGTAAAACTTATTTGTTATATTATCTATAAAGGTATAAGGAAAACTATTTAACGTATAAGTATTCGTTTTTGTTAATTGGAAACTTCCATTTATTTCCTCATATATATCTAATTCAAATGAATGAGAGGTTGTTACATTACCATCTACTACTTGAGTTAATGTATTGCTTACTACTGGAGTTGCTTGAGTAGGTTGTGGAGTTTCTTCTTTACCACATCCAAAAGACATTATTACTAATGCTATTAAAACTATCTTTTTCATAATTATTTATATTGAGTTAATATTTTATTACATTGTTCTACTGTTAACCATTTTTCTATAGCGTGAACTCCTAAACTACCTAATCCATATACTGCCTCAGTACTAAATTTTTGACAAACTTCTCTAGGTGCTAGATTTCCATATTTTTCTTGAGCCATAAAATTACAGAATAAAACGTCTTCATTTCTTTTACTAAAACTAGCTATTGCACAAATTTTTCTCATTATTTCTGGACTTCTTAAACTTAATCCTCCATTTCCTCCGTGTTCTTGAAATGTCCAAGCTGCTCCAACATAATCATAATCTAAGAACTCTTCTATACCCTCTCTAAGCAACTTACTATCTACTTGAAATATTAATACTTTCTCATAAGGCATATTGTCCCAAAATTCATAAGACTTAAATAGGTTATTATAGTCGTCTATACTGAAATGAGGATCTAATAATATAAAATCTGTATCTCTACCAAAGTCTACATCTTTTAATAAATGTATGTTTTGTCTTGAACAATATATAGTTAATCCCCAATCATCAGGTAAATACTTTAAATGATGGTCTATTATTAGCCTATCTAAATTAGCAAAAGGTCTAGTTTCTACTATACAAGCTCCGTACTTAATCATTCTTCAAATAGTTTAGAATTTCTAACTGTCGTTCCAAAATGAATAGATTCTATTAATTTTATTTCTGTTTCTCTTGATGGTTTAAATTCTGTTGTGATACTATCAGCAAAAACATATCCTTTATATAATATCCTCCCATTGTTTTTAATTGTTAAAGCGAATTTTTCTCTTATATCTATTTCTAAAACATTCATACTCTATCTAAATTAAAATAAGGATGCTCTTTTAAATAGGATGGCATCTTGTCCTTATCATATTCTACTGCATTCCATAAATCGTGAGCTACTGGATGTAAATCATTCATTCTATCACTATAATAGAAGTCTTTAAGCCAATTAGCTCTTAATTCGTTTTTATGCCCGTGTATAAGATATTTATAGTCCATTGTTGCTCTACCTTGACAACAACCAAAATGCCATATCTTAATGTTTAAAGTGCTTTGTTCTTTATGTTGGTTATTTAGATTAATAACTCTAACTGGTTGAAAACCGTCCTTACATTGTGTTTTAAAGTTTCTCCAAAGGTTTATATATCCATTTATCCCATAATTTCTATGAACACCCTTATAAGCTATATCAAGAGCCTTTTTTAAATCATTAGTGTCCATTATTTCATCAGAATCTACAGTTACTAATAAATCATAGCCATCAGCAAACTTAAATATCTCCCCTCTTTGTTTTCCCTCATTATGATAGCCTTTATTGTGCCAAACTAATTTATCTCCACATACATCTTCAGCTATTGCTCTTAGTTCTTCTTCTGAGTCGGGACATTTAGCCTCTGTATTAGATCCGTGAGATGGTGTTGGACTATATAATACTACAAATTTATCTACTACGTCTATTACAGACATTAAAGACTCTCTTAAATATTCTTTCCCGTAATGTAAAGGAGTATATCCTATAACTTTCATTTTGCTAATTTAATTATATTTTTAATCATACTATCATAAGTAAAAGACTCTAACATTAACTCATTCCCCTTTCTAGCTATTTCTTGCCTCTCATCATCATTTTCTAAATAGTGATCTATATTAGTCTTTAATTCATCGAAGTTATCCCATACTGCTAAATCAACTCCAGGAGAAAAGTCTTCTTTTATTCCTTCATAGTTTCTAGTTAAACACATAACCCCCGTTCCCATAATCCTTAAAATCCTATCACTATTATATCTCTCATAGTTATAATGGCTTAAATTAATAGCTATTTTAGATGCTCTATAAACTGCTGCTTCATCGGGCTGACTACCATTCAAATTACCAAAGCTAAAATTCCATCCATTACCATAAAAAGCAAATCTATCCTTATAATTCTCTCTTAAAAACTCTACCATTTCTCTCCTATAAGTACTTTCAGGGAAAAAGCCATCCCCATAATTATTACCCATAAAAACTATCTCTTTAGTTGGTGTTTTCTTTCCTTCGGGCTTATATATGTTCTCATCATAACCTATCTCTAAGTAATCGGCTTTTAATCCATCTTTTCTAAACTGTCTTACATCAGTCATATTAGAAAAACAAGTTAAATCTATATGTTTTCCTATATCATAATACCATTTTGGGATAGGGTGTCTTACATCTCCCGTCCAATTAATGACAAATGCCCCTGTTTCTTTTAAAAACTTAACACAGTCCTCAGTTATAATATCAGGAGTTTGTATTTGTATAAATATTAAATCAGGTTTAAAACTAGTAGCTAATTCACAAGCCCTAGTATTAAAATTAGGTGTGTTACTAGCTAATTGCTTGTATTGGTCTACATTTCTTCTGAAAGCTCCAGTAAAGCCTTCTGATGTAGTCATTAATCCTAAATATAATGCTTTCATTGTGGTAGTTTTGTTGGAAATATTAATTTATATGGTGGTTTAATTAAATCATTAGGATTCCCGTGAGGTGCATAGTTTCTAATATTAGTTAAATGATAGTGAAAAACCCTTATACTTCTACTAGGGTTAATTACATCATAATATTTAGCTAATAAATAAGCTATTCTATTATCACATCCTTTCTTTCCTAGTGGAAAATCCGCTTGAGGTATATTCTTAAACCTACCTTTAACCATCCAAACATCTTGACTATCTCTATTAGCCCAATGTTTAGAGTTGTTTTTATTCATATTATCATCTAAATAGTCCCATCTTGATAAAGCCAAACAATAGTTCCTCCAATTCCATCCTTTTAACCTCTTAACTGTATCATTTTCAATTACTATATCAGTATTAGCTATTATATTAATATCATCAGGGTAATTAAAAGAAGCATTAAAATAGTAGTTATAAGTAGGTCTATCTTCTTTGATTATTACAAAAACTCTCCTATTATCATTTACTAAGTCCTTTAAGTATTCTCTATCCTTATCAGATATAACTATTATAAATCTATCTATATAATGATTCTCTAAGTTTTTAAGCAAACAAGAGTCTATTTCATTCTGTCTATCAAGGTTTTTATCCCTATAGAAGTTTATATATAGATTAGCTTTCATAATTCCAAATTAATTCTTCTTCTTTCTTGTTTATTATATTTTTACCCGCCTTAAAGTCTCCTCTAACCCATTTAGCTAAAAAATCTACTTTCCCATTTCTCTCTACTCTGTAAACCATTCCTTCAGGCAAATCATTAACTACTTCAAATCCCTTTGTGCCATTAAAAAGTCTCTCCTTAATTTCATCCACACCAATAGCTCCTCCCCAAAATATTATTCTAGCTACATTAAGGTCGGCTTGATGTGTTGTTCTAAATAAAAACTCCTCCATACATAATCTGTTATTATTCTTATCTATTAAGTCAAAGAATACTATAGGGTCTGTATTGTTTATTTTGTATTTTAATGAATGGGATTGGGCTAACCATTCTCCACAAATCCTATCCCCATCATTTAATATTATTTGAAAAACACTTTCATTTTCAACCACCCAATCATTAAATAAATGGTGTTGTTTATATGGGCTTGTTTTAGCTTCATACCCACTTCTAGTTATCGCATATATTTTACCATCTTTTTTTGCTACACCAACATTAGAGCCATCATATTTTTCAGTTACAAATATAACATCATTTTTATCTCTTAACTTTTCTGTTAGAATTTTCTCTTGACCAATATGTATGAAACTATCACCCTTACCTAGTTTGCTATTAGATAAATGAGGTATTGAGCCGTAATTTTTTCTTCCTAATGGTTTCATTATTTATGTAATAAACAAGGTAAATTATGTTCGTTAATATATTCGTTTAACATTACTTGGTTTCTATCAAATTTCTCTCTATTACTTCCAGCCATTTTATTAACTACTGGATGATTCTGATGTAATATCTCACTCTCATTGATCCATTTAATCTCTAAGCCGTTATTATAAGCCATATATGTCATTAGATTATCCATAGCGCTAAACCCATCCATTTCTTCAGGATAAGGATTATTAATAAACCATTCTTTAGTAGCATATTGACACGCTCCATTAGCTAAAGTCCCCCATATATTAAATCCACACTTAGGAAACTTCCAAGCCTCTATTTTAGACTCATTTAAGTTCATATTAGGTAACATCCTTACTTGTTTATGCATCATTACCTTTTCTCCTCTATGCCTATTACAAGCCTCTAAGAAATCATCCTTAAATAAGTAATCCCCATCAGTACACATAACATATTTAGAGTTAGATTGACTTACTCCATAATTAAGTAGTTTAGGCTTATTAAAACAATGTAATGGGTAATGAATATGTTTAACTTTAAAACCTTCTAATAAAGCCTCTAACATATCATACTGAATCTTATCAGAACTATTAACTATAATAATGTCCTCAATATAATCTAATTGAGATTGTAAAGATATAACGCTATTACGTACTCTTTTAAGTCCTCTTTTTAAGATTTGATGTATAGGTATTATTATACTTACTTTTTCCACCCTATATTACTTCTGCTTTAGTTTCTCTAGGCATTTCTTCATCACTAAATAATAACTTATTAGGTAATGGCTTGTCCTCTGCTGATGCTTGTATAAACGAATGATAGTGTTTTACTAATCCATATTTCTCCATATACATATTTACATAGTATATAGCTTGACCAAATTCATCTAGCTTTTCGTGTAAAACTTCTATTTGAGCGTTCTTAGTTATCTTTTTAGTTCTGCTACTCATAATTTATTTGTTTTTGTGAAATATTTTCTTCATTGAATCAAATCTCCAATTCTTACTAAACTGTCTACAAGTATTCTCATAGAAAGCCTTTAATTTACCCGTATGATAACCCCCTGCCATACCTAAAATAAAGTATTTTCTTTGCATTTCATCTATTGGCATCTTTCTATTTTCCCAATCAAAGAATATAGGCTTATTATGAGGTGTTTCTGTATAGTGCTGTAATTGTGCTGAGGCTAAATTCCAAGCTAATTCATCGGGATATAGACCTCCAATAGCTTTATGAGGTATTCTTCTATCTAAATAGTTCTTCTTAACCCTAGTAAAGTATTTCTCATTCTTTTTACTCTTGTTAAACACTATAATACTACTATTGTATTCAGGATATTCTCTATCTTGTGGTAATTTCCAAGCATCAAAAACATCTTTAAGACATTTTCCTGCTTTATTAGTCCATACCATATCACAATTATCAGCAGTTTCATAAGTATATTTAGATACTTCTTGAATCTTAAATTTAAACTTAAATAAAGGCTCTAAATCTTTTAATGCTATACCATCTACATCTAAATAAATAGTATGATCGTAAGGTGTATAGTCATATATGTAAGTCTTTAGCTTAAATGGATTAAAAGCATAACCTTCTAAGGTGTCTGCTAATTCAGGTCTTATGATCTTATCATATTCCCCTAATATAGCTGATTCAGTTTCATCCGTTACACAAGATATAGGAATGTCACTAAAACGCTTAATAGATTTAGCCATATTATCAGCTAAATAAGCATAGTGTTTACCCATTGCTATTAGTAAAATTCCCTTACTCAAAGTTTTTCTAATTTATATCCAATTCTTTTAGCTTGTAATCCGTTGTTATTTTCTAAATAAAACTGTTTCCACGCTATTAACTTCTCTTTTTTCTTTTGATCTTCTTTTTCTTGAAAGTATTCTTCTATCATTGTAATTGTTTAAATATAACCTCCCACAATAAGGGTGAACAAAAGTATATGAAAAAAAACTAAAAAGAAGTCCTTAAAATGGGAGGAATATATCTTAAAAACTTTTGTTCGTTACAAATGTAATAAACTTTTTGATATAAAAAAACCCCCCTCATTTGTAAAGAGGAGGGAGGCTTAATTAGTAGTTTGCTTACTATTCAAAAACATCAGCAGGAGCTACAGACGGCACATTCATTGTTTGTGCTGCCCAAGTAACTGCTACATCCCATACAATAGACGTATCTAGTCCTTCCTCAATAGTGTAATCAGCATCAATATTAGCTACTGGATTCTCGCTAGGAGGCATCCAAATATGACCACTTTGAGTAAAATAAGCAATAGAATGAGAGCTATCGAAGTTTAAAACATCGTAGAAATCTACGTTATCTATAACATCAGGATGAGCATAAGTTGCTGTCCTCTCATATCCTACGGTTCTAGTTTTTTGACGACCAAAACCATCGATTTGAACAGGAGCGCCTTTCGGCTTTGCACCTCTCACATTCTTTATAATAACTACTGTTCCATCTCCTAATCCAGTATTCCATTGACCTGAGTCTGTAGGGTCTGTAATAGCGTGATCGCTTCTTAAATAAGCAATAGCTAATATTCTTCCTTCAGTATTTGCACACAAGTCTTCTTGATATGCTGGAACGGGAGTATCGCAATATAAATTTGCCATAAGGTTCACATTTTAAGTTATTAATTTATTTGAGTTCTAACTCTCCAGTTCTTGGCTAACAAAATCTATTTTCGTTTAAATCTGTTTTTAATCTTAATTCAGTATTTGCAGTAGATAAATCAGGCAACCTACCTAATTCTCTACTTGCTTCTGGCTCATAACTTGCATCATCTGATACATAAGCTACATCATCTATTAACAATGTATCATAACCTATTAAAAGCCTTATAAAGTCATGAATCCACTCAGGTTGCAAGTAGACTAATAAATTTCTCTTCTTTTCACTCTTATAATATAGTGTTTTAGATACTCCTGCCGAGTCCTCTTCATTTTCTTTGTCTCCTCCATATCTAGGAGTCTCTAATTCCCCTGATATTCTAATTACAGGATTATATGCTAATCCTATGAAATCAATCCCAAAAGCGTTATCTAAATTAGTCCCTGATAACTTAGTAGTGCAAGCGTGTTTATTTGATAATTGAAAACAATCACTCCTCCAAGTATATCCAGTATTCTCTATATTTATTACCGCAGATACATCATCTATAGTATAAGTTTGCGCTCCTGTTCCTGGATCAAAGACTATTATATCACATCCATCAGTTAAAACGCCTGTAGATACAGTATAGGTTCCGTTTGCTGAGAAGTTTCCAAGATTAGCTATTTCTAATGCTCCCTTCTTTAATATTACGTCAACACTACCTATTAAATAAGATGATATAGTAAATGTAACATCATAATTTATTGATTTACTAAAATTATAAGCTAATGAGGTTTGAGATAAGTCTCCTGCTCCTCCTGCTGAACTTAATGATGCTTTATTACTACTTAAAGACCATCCTGATCCAAAGTTCCACTCTGTAGCTGCTCCAGAAAAAGTTCCGTTATCAATTCTATCAGAATTTAAGGCATCTGCTACAGAAATACCGTCTATTATCTTTATGTAATAGCACCCTTGACAATCATAACCATCTTGTAAATTACTCCAATCAAAACTAGTTTTTAACTGTCCTTGTGTATTTGATGCTGTTACATTAGAAGGGTCTGATGTGTAAACAACCTCATCATCTTCGCATTTACATACAAAAAACACTACATTACTCATTTGATCTACTCTTAATGTTGAAAATGTTGCGTTTATACCAATTCCAGCCTCTATTTCTACATCAAAAGGGGTCCCACCATTAGAATAAGCATATACTGTTTGAGTCTCAACTACATTATCAGTTTCGTCTAATGTTAATATAGTAGTACCTCCTATTTTTATGTTTATTTGATCTCCTGGAGAAGTAGTACTAAAAGAAGTTATATCTATCTCTAATTTATATAGGGCATCCTCAGTTAGTATATTAAGCTGTTTAAAAGATCCTATACTAGATGAAGTTTTAATCATTTCACCCGTTCCAAAAGTCATATTTCCGCTTAGTTCATAATTACTTATAGAGTAATCTTTAGCTAATGCTCCAAATATATCTGAGTCTAAAGTTAATACTGTAGATGCTACAGAAGTTACTAAAGCAGTAGTATCATCTGTTATATTCCTAACAACCATACCTATTTCAACTCCAGCAACTACAAATGAAGCTCCTGCATCGGTTAATGTACCAACAACTACTGAGGTATTTGTTCCAGTCTCATTAAATAACATATCCCCATCTTTTTCTACGTCCTCATTCTCTATTGTTGTGTTTATTATGATTTCACTTGTATCATCACAAGTAACTAACGGGAAATAGTCTAAATGCCATTTACATCCGCTATCCTCATCATTAAATACTGTCTCTGTTGGACTATATATCTTTACTGCTTGATTATTTACTCTTTCTGTAGCCATAATTAACAATCTCCATTTATTTTAGTTTTACTTCTTACATTAAACTCTGTTTCCCCCGTTTTTCTCTTATACTTTATAGTATTTCTCCAAGAAAATATATGATTTAACTTGTTTTTAGAGAATAATAACGCTTTTGCAGGGTTGTTTACTAGTAATTTAAAGTCTGAGAATGTCATCCCCTTATCAAAGCTGTATTTATATATAGGAAATGTTGTAGGCTCAACGGGTAATATATCCCCTCCTCCATCATCTACTAAAACAGTTTTAAATTCAGTATATTCCGTTTCAAATGTATCTTGATTTAGATAATCAGTTAATATTGAGCTGCTAGGGGATAAACCTGAATTATTAACTATATCTATCCTTACATCTATCTTTTCCCCTGAGAATGTTGAAAAAGTCTTTTGAGCTATTAATGTTTCTTGTATTTGGAATACTCCTGAAGGAAATATTATATCAAATGTTTGAGGAAATGATTGTAATAGAGTCCCTCCAGTACTAGACCTCTGTATTGTTTGTGTAACCGTAAATCTAGGCGTTTTCTTTATTATAACCTCACTTATAGAGCTTATAGCATTTCCATCTGATCCTACTCCAAACTTAAATTCCAAATATCCCGAAGATGGAGCTTGAGTAGAGAAGTCTAATATCATTTTATGAGTTCCTGAAGTAGTTACAGTAGAACCATCAATAACGCTTATGGATCCTGATGTTATAGAGCAAGTAAATTCTAGCTCATATATAAAGTTAGATGTTAATACTGCTTGTTTTAAATATGCTATATTAGCTAATGAGCTTGTAGCACTTATTGTAAATTGTCCTCCACCTATATTCCCAACTGTTAAAAACCAATCTGTAGCTCCAGATGAGAAATCTCCATTACTCATCTCATCAACTCCTATTATTCCTCTTAATACTATTAAAGCCTTTGCTTCTAAACCATATAAACCAGAACTAGGAACTGTATATTCAAAAGTAGTATTATCATAGTTACTACCTTTATCAAAGAAGGGAAATGTACTATCATCATCATATTCTACTGGATTAATAACTACTGGGTATGATATGTCTTTTACTTGAGTGGTAATCCCTGCTCTAAAACTAGCTGATTCTGATCCTGATATATGTTTTATTACTGAGTTAGGCAATCCTCCTAAGAATCTACCTATTACATTAATATTAGTTAGTGGATCATTATAATTAAATGGTCTATCTCTTATTTGATAGCCATCTCCATTATTATAAATATCCGCATCTAATAAACAAAAAGTACCTCCTGCATCTACTGAGTTGATATTAGCCGTTAATCCTGTAAGCATATTTACTGCCATATCACCAGAAACAACTCCATCAGCGTTAAAATCAGCAGTTGAATCGGTTAATCTATTAGCCGTTCCTGCATCATCTATTCCTGATGCAACAGGCTCATCATATTCCTTATATTTTATAGCATTTCCACTATCATCTATTACAATTATAAATGTTTTATCATCATACTTAGTAGCTCCATTAACCCTAACATCTTCTATTACATTGGTGTCTATAATGTACTTAGAAACTAAATTAAGTGTCTTATCTATATTACATTGACCTAGTATAGTGTAGTCTTCTTCTTTAAAAGCCTTAAAATTAAGTGGAGGATAAGATAAAACAACATCATCATCAAAGTTATCAGATCCTATTTCAACATTAGAATATAACTCATTCTTATTGAAGTCCATATCTATCCCTCTTATATCTGATAGGGTTAATATAGCATCGTCTTTTTCAAAAAAAGATGTTTCTTCTAGTCTTAATTGGTATTGATTATCATATCCTGAAGGGGTAGGCTCTATAGCAAATGATATATTAAGTTTTTTATATACCTCTAAGAATAATTCTTTAAAACTAACCTCTAATTGATTACCATTTCCTGCTCCAACTCTTAACTCTTTACCATTAAGCAAAACCCAATTATAATAAGTTCCTGATAACAAGTCCGACTTGAATCCAACTTGTCCATCAGTCATATAGTCAATTATAAACCTAAAACAATCAAATATCCTCCATCCTTCAGCGGCACTACCAGCATATATATTAAAAGCATCATTAGGATCAAATAATCTTACTGTTACGGGGCTAACAGCCTCTATATTCTCAGCATTCTTAGATAGTCCAACATCTACAAAAGCCTTAATACTCTTATTATTATCTATTTTAGCTTCAAATGAAGCATCTAATATCTTAGTTGATATAATTCTTTGGTCTACATCGTATTTACTTATTTGAGTAAGTTGTATAATACCTACAAACTCCTCCTCCCAACTTCCTGATTGACAATCATCCGTTTCTATAAGTACATCTACTGTTTGACAATAATCTCCATTTAATAGGTCATCTAATAAAGTAAAACCATCACCCCAAAACTCTAAATCTGTTGTGTATGTAGTAAATAATCCTTTTACAGTTTCATCTCTCTTAGAAGTTATCTCAGCATCATCCCATCCTCTAGGAGTATCACTTAATAATATGCTATTTAAAGTAATTCTTACTCCCATTTTCCATTTTGGTTTAAGAAGTTATGCTCATCCATTACTTTTGCTATATCCTTACTAATTTCTTTAGCATTAGACATTCTAAAGGCTTTAGGAAAGTTTATACTATTTTGTAGTGCCTTTTTAGATGCTTTATTCTCTTTAACCTTACCCATATAGAGCTGCTTAATCAATACTTTATTTAAGTAATCATCAAACCTATCATCATTAATAGCTTTTAATGCCCCTTCGTGCTTTATTGAACTTTTCGCATTAATAACACTTTCCTCCCTTGATAACATAGCAGGTATTGAGTCACTTGTTGTAGTTCCTGGTCCTTGTATTCTAATCTCTCCATCTTTTAACTTTTTAGACTCTGTTATTGCCTTTGCTTGTGGTATTGCAGTAGCGACAACTGTAGCAACACCTAAAGCTCCTGATATATTGTTCTTAGCTATTAATGGTAAACTCGCAGGAGCTGGTATTGTAGCTGATATTAAAGCGTTTGCTCTTTGTGTATTAATAATAATACTTGCTATAGCTGCAATCTTATCAAATGCTAAAGCTGCTGCTTGTGCTGCTTGACTATCTCCTGCTGCTGAAGCTATAGCTCCTGCTAATGCTAATGCACTAAACCCTAATTGTTCGTTTATATCTTGTTTCGCTTGTGCAAATAACTGGTCTTGCTCTAATTGTGCCTCTTGTCTTAGTAAATCTTCTTCTAATTCTAATGAAGCGTTCTCAGCTACTAACTCTCTCTTTTTCTCTTGACCCTCTTTCATTTTTTCTAATCCCTCATCATCTAATCCAACCGCCTTTAAGAATGCAGGGTCTTCTTCTTCATCAAAACTATCATCGAATATAGTACCTAGTATATCCTCTTTTTCAATAGCTTCTTTAGTTTCTTTTATTTTTAATGCTAATTTATCAAAGAAGTCTAATTGTTTTTCTTTAGACTTAGTATTATCATTTGTTGCCTGAGTATCTTCTTCTAAGGCTTCTGTATTACCCATTGTAGCCTCTGTAGATTTTGTTTGTGCCTTAACTAAATCAATATATTTATCTCTAGCCTCATTAGCACTAAATCCTAACTTGATATATGTATTAACTATAGTTTGGGCTGTATCTTTATTAGCCAACATTGAAGATGATAACCTAGAAAATGACTCATCAACAGAAGTTGTGGACTTGGTAGCCTCTTCACCCATTTGCCTAATACTATCTCCCATTTTATCAGCGCCAACAGTCCAAGTACCAATTAAATCAAACATAGTAGCTGACAAATCAAAAGCAGCCTTATCAGCAGCAACAAATGATTCTGCTCCAAATAATGAGTTAAAGTCAAAGTTATTTAACTCTGTAAAGCTGTTTAGTAAATCATCAAATGTGCCTATTAAACTGGATCCTACTTGTGATATAACACCATCACCATCCTCTAGGCTTAATATAAACCTTTCATAAGAGCTATCCAACTTCTCTAGTTGACCGTCTATAGTCTCAAATCTTTGAGCTGCTTGTTCTGAAGCATTTCCAACCTCATTTAATTCTCCTGTTAATGTATTTATTACATCTTTTTGTGATGTTAATGTTAATAATGTCTTAGCAGATTCTAATCCTACTAATTCTGTAGCACTTTTTAGATCAAGATTCTTTTTAGATAAGTTTTCTATAACATCTGTTAACGAAGTCATTGATGGGTTAATACTACTATCCGCTTGAGCAGATAATTTAGTTAAAACACCTCTTAGTCCCGTTCCTGCTTCTGCTCCAGTTAAGCCGCCTTTTGCTAATGATTGTAATGCTACGTTTGTTTCCTCAAAACTTAATCCAGCAGCATTTGCTACTGCCCCTACATTCTTTAATGATTCGCTTAATTGAGCTATTGTAGCTGTTCCTTTTTGTTGAGAGGTAGCTAATATATCTGTAAATAAAGCCGCATCTTCAGCACTTGCTCCAAACTGATTCATCGCCTTAGTCAGGGCATCCGCTGCTTCAGGTACTTCTAATCCTCCTGCTTTAGATAATATAATAGCCTGTTCTGTTACTGCTCCTAATGCCTCAGCACTCTTTAATAACTCAGGAGTTGCAGAGCCTACTATTTGAAAGGCTTTTGCTACATCAGCAGCACCTTTGCCCGTATTTTTACTTACTTGTAATACTCCTTTCTGAAACTCCTCTAATTCTTTACCCGTCTTACCTGTAATAGCTCCTAGATTAGCCATTGACTGATCAAACTCTCTTATCCTTTTAACTGCATCTCCAATAACTGCTTTAAAAGCAAAAGCACCACCTAGAGCAGCCCCTACCTTTAACAAAGAACCACTCATTGTATTTAATGAGCCTGTCATTTGCTTAGAGCCGTCTGTAACGGATTTATTTAGACTATCAAAGTCTTTTTTAGTGTTTTTAACGTCTCCATCATCTACGTTAATACGTATGGTTACATCTTTAACTTCTGCCATAATAGGTTTTTTATGGCTCTTTTAAGGGAACTTCCTTCGGGTAATTAGTTACAAATATACTAATTATTTTTTGATTGTAAGTACTCTAAATATTCGTGATATTCATATACTGTTAAATCTTTAAGCTCTTTTAACTTGATTATATCTCCTCCAACTATTTTTAAATCGTTAGCTCTGTCGATTTGTTGTTGTTGCATAGCCCTGAATCGGACATTAATTTCTGTTGTTTGTCTTTGCTTTTTTGGAGAGCCGAGATATAGTCCGTGAAATCTTCTTTGGATAAACTCAATAAGTTTTCCACATTCTCCATTAACTCCTTTAATAGCATTCTCAACAATTCTTTTTTTTTAGACCAAAACTCTATCTTTTTATGGCAATAAGTCATATCATAGTCTCTTATATCCTCCTGGAGATCAAAATAGATAACACTAGCATATTTATATAGGCTTGTAGGCTCAAATAACCAAGTACTCCTATATTCCATCTCACTCAATAACTCCCCTGCTTGTATATGTTTACCATCATTAATATAGTTCTTAGCCGCTTGACAAAACTCATTAATATCATTAGATGTTAGCTTATTTTGTACCTCTTGATAGAATGTTTTTAAGTATCTAAACCTATTCTCATAAATATCATAGTCATTAGTAAGTCTATAGTAGTGTTTTCCTCCAGTAGTAAATCCATATTTAATAGGCTTATCAAATCTAGGATGTCTTATTACCTTCTTAGGGTCTTTAATCTTGAATAATAGCCAATAGTATGTATTATATATATGTTTCATTCCTCTTTAGATTGATGTATAGTACACGCTAAAAAAAAGAAGCATACCGCTAGAAATACCCACCAACAAATCATATTCTATCTATTAAGTAGTTAAATCCTGATAATGCTAATACATATACAGGGTAAAATATTAAAGCTCCTATAGTTAAGTTATCTGTAAACAACATATAAGTCCAATAAGGATATATTGAGTGTAAACTAGCCATACAAGGTAAACATCCGCATAAAGGCTTATAAAACCATTTACCATTAGAGTATTTCTCTATAAACCATAAAGCACCCTTTTGTTCTTCTAAACCATTAAGTTCATCTAACTTAACATACAAACAAGCGTTCCAAAATCCAAAGCATACGGCTGAGTTGATTAAAATAAGTATTAAGATGTCTATCATTGTGCTAAAGCGTAACAGTTAATATTATCTCTCATAAATGGATATATTGGTATTTCCCATCTAGGTTTATAATAAACCCTATAATCTATATCTCCACTAATATCTGTTGATTTTATTATTATAAGAGAGTCATCTTCTTTTAATTTTTCCTCATATATAATCATATCTTTTGTTTTAGCAGTCCTCAGTAACAACTAATCTATCGTGAGTATTAGACACATTTCCAAAGGTTACTATAAACCCATCTCTTAATCCATCATTATCAATAGCTATACCATCGCTATAATAAGCATTAGCATCTGTTAGACTAATGTAATAAGTGTAGTATTGGCTATAATAATCAATATAAGGGTCTGTAAGGTCTAAGAATACATCGTTACCCTCTATAATAGGTGTTGATAATACGGATACTTCATCTCCATTGATGAAATAAGTTACTAATAGTTGTTCTGTTCCTGTAGTTGTTGCAGTACCAAGCCATATTTTAGCTCCACACTTACCAACCTTTTTAGTTTTTACAAAATTATCGCAGTTCATAGGTACAAATATAATAATTTATTTATTAAGTGTATTGCTTTTGATATTCTCATAATCTTATTGTGATTTTGGTTATATTCTTTTTCTTCTAGCATTACTTAGGTCTATAGTTTTTAATCCATTTCTTTTTATACGTGTTCAATGTATATCTAAAGTCGTCTAAGAAATCCCCTTTTTGATTAGCTACTGCTCGATCCTTCTTAATTATTCTCTGTTCTTGGTCACATTCTACATACTTGAGATCAAAGATAGTTAATTTACATCTAGGATTAAAATAAACATTAGGATGAAACGCTAAAATAGTATTACAAGTAAGTCTATTCTCTTTATGTGATGGATTAACAATAATATTCAACTGTCTCATAGTTAACTTTAGACTATTTCTAATCATTCTATAACTATTCATAGCATCTCCAATTAAATGAGTTCTATTCTGTCCACTTCTATCTCCAGTAACCTTACAAATAGGCAACCATCTACCATATTTAAACTTAATCATCTCTAGTAAACTAGGTAAATCCTTTGCAGTCATTTCATCAAAGAAATGTATGTAATCATTCCCTATATGACTAAATAAAACAGTAGTATTATCAACATTGAAATCAAAACTCATTACAAATGGTCTGTTTTCTACAAATATAGCATCTTCGCTTATATGCTTAGATTCATCAAAAGCCGTTATATATGGAGATTCTACTTCTTTAACACCCCATTCACCCTCAGTAAATACAGAATAGTAGTAAGGATTAGTTAATTTAAGCCCTTCTAATACAACTTTACGCTCAGGAGGGCAATATGTATTATCTTTATAAGTTGAGTGTACTACAATATACGGTATCTCCACAATCTCACCTTCTAATTCTAAACTTATAGAACTTTCAAATGATTTCTCATTCTTATTCTTAGAGAAAAAGTGCTTATATATCCAAAAGTCATCCAACTCTCCAGGATGTTCAGGGTTAAAGCTAAATATCTCCTGTAAGTATTCTGCTTGTGTACTTCTTACTGTTGATGTTATTGTAATAAAGTCCTCATAAGATAATTGATTCCCTTCTTCATACCATACGTGGCTAGGATCTTTAATAGATTTAAGTTTTTCGGGCTTATCACACCCTCTAGCTATAAACTTATTACCGTTTATCTTACATTCTATCTCTAATGGGCTTTTACTGAATCTAAATAGATGATCTAAGTTCCATTCGTATATTATATCTTTAATCGTTTGAAATTGACTGTCTTTAATGCTTTCATAGGTCTTTTTAACCATTATACATCTAAAGTAAGGAAGTCTTAAACACTCTATAATGAGTTTTTGAGCTGCAAAATAACTCTTTCCACTATCTCTTCCACCCCATAAAAGAATATATCTTAAAGTACAACTTAAAAGAGCATAAAATTTATCTGAAAATAGGCTCTTTTTAAAGGTTATGTCCATTTTTAACTTCTCAATGTTTATAAAGGGTTTATTAGGATGTTACACACGGTGGAGACAACTATTCTCCTATAGTGATATTTAAGTTATTATCAACCTCTCCTTTTATCTCTGTTCTGTTTAATTTGGGTTGAACATACTCCATAAAGCTAAACATAGCGTCTAAAAAGGGCTTACCTTTAAGTGTGGCTAGTTCTTTTTTGATCTTATCCTGATTATTCTCTATAATGTCTTTTAAAAACTGCTTAGTAGCAGAGTCTACTTTATTAGGTGTTCCCTTTGTTCTACCCCCACTTTTACTACCGTCTGAATTTGCCATAGTCTATTTTTATCTATTAGTAGACTACAAATATACAAATAATTATTTATTCTTTTATTGTTAGTTCTTCTCCTGTTAATGCAAAGTAAAGGTTTTGGAGTTGATGGACGTGTTTAACCTCAACCATGAAATCATTATACTTCCATGTTGCTGGATTACTCCAAATTGAACCTTTGAAATTTGGCTTTCTATAACCATAACCGTTAATCCTTTTAAACCCAAACTTTATAAGCCATTCTTCTGTTAGTGGTATTGGTTTTGCT